TCGTTACTACCGTGGCAACAAACTGTATTTGAAGATGAGACTAGATTTAAGGTCATAGCCGCAGGTAGACGTACAGGCAAGTCAAGGTTAGCCGCTTGGATGCTAATCATCAGGGCTTTACAGACTGAACGTGGTCATGTCTTTTACGTTGCCCCTACACAGGGTCAGGCTAGGGACATTATGTGGCAAGTCTTGATGGAGATAGGCAACCCCGTCATAGCCTCTAGCCATGTTAATAACTTACAAATAAAACTAGTCAACGGTGCAACCATAGCACTCAAAGGTGCAGATAGACCAGAAACCATGCGTGGTGTCAGTCTTAAGTTCCTAGTTATGGATGAGTATGCAGATATGAAACCAGAGGTCTGGGAGCAAATCCTTAGACCTGCACTAGCTGACCAAAAGGGTGAAGCACTGTTCATTGGTACGCCAATGGGACGTAATCACTTCTATGACTTATATACATACGCTTGTGTTGCAGAGGATGATACCTTTGTAGGTTATCACTTTACAAGCTACGATAATCCATTGCTAGACCCTGAAGAGATTGAAGCGGCTAAGAAGTCTATGTCTGCATTTAGTTTCCGACAGGAGTTCATGGCATCGTTTGAGGCTCAAGGTAGTGAACTCTTCAAAGAAGATTACATCAAGTTTAGTGAGGAAGAACCTGAAACAGGTGGATACTATATTGCAGTCGACTTGGCAGGATTTGCTGATGTTGCTAAAGCCACAACTAAAACTAAACGACTTGACCAAACTGCTATCTCGGTTGTTAAAGCAAATGAAGAAGGTTGGTGGGTCGCTGACATCATTTATGGTCGATGGGGTGTGGAAGCCACTGCGAGAAAAATCTTTGAAGCTGTACGTGATTACCGTCCTGTGGCTGTCGGCATTGAGAAAGGGGCGTTAAAGAACGCTGTCCTACCATATCTCTCAGACATAATGAAAAAGAATAATAGGTTCTTCCGTATAGATGAACTTACGCATGGTAATAAGAAGAAAACGGACAGGATTGTCTGGGCTTTACAAGGTAGGTTTGAACACGGTGCTATAACACTTAACAAGGGTAACTGGAATACAGAGTTTCTTGATGAGCTATTCCAATTCCCTAATCAACTCGTACACGATGATTTAATTGACTCACTCGCCTACATAGACCAACTGGCTAACATAGCCTACACATCGGACTATGAAGAAGAAGATTACGAATACTTAGACGCATACGCAGGGTACTAATATGTTATTAGAAGATAAAGAAGAATTTACACTGGAACAAGACCTTGAGAACTGGGTCATAGATAAATGTGAAGGTTGGCGTAATCACTTTGAGTCTAACTACTCACAGAAGTTTGATGAGTACTATCGCCTATGGCGTGGACAATGGGCGGCAGAGGACAAGACCAGAGAGTCTGAACGCTCTAGGATTATATCCCCTGCTTTACAACAAGCAGTTGAGTCATCCGTAGCGGAACTAGAGGAAGCTACCTTTGGTCGTGGTAAGTGGTTCGACATTGAGGATGACGTTACGGACCAAGAGAAGCGTGATATAGCCCTTCTACGTGAAACCTTATACAAAGACTTTAAAAAGAATAAAGTCCGTAAGAGCGTAGCTGAGTGCCTTATCAATGCCGCTGTATTTGGTACAGGTGTTGCTGAGGTAGTCCTAGAGGAAGAGAAAGAGTTTCAACCTGCTACACAGCCTGTAATGGGCGGTGAACTAACAGCAGTTGGTGTCAACATTGTAGAGAAGACCTGTGTTAAGTTACGCCCTGTAATGCCACAGAACTTCCTTATTGACCCACTAGCTACGTCTGTAGACGATGCCTTAGGCTGTGCAGTAGATGAGTTTGTTTCTATGCACTCCGTAGAGCAACTACAGGAGCAGGGTGTCTACCGTAACATATATGTAGGTGAAGCCGCTTCTGACTTTGACATTGAACCAGACAAAGACTTAGCTGTATATGATGATGATAAGGTACGTCTAACTAAGTACTACGGTCTTGTACCTCGTCACCTCCTAGAGAAAGCACAGAAAGAAGATGATGAAGGTGAAGTAGAGGAACTAGTTGATAATGAAGAAGATGATTCCTACTACGTAGAAGCTATCGTTGTTATTGCTAATGACGGTACTTTACTTAAAGCTGAGTCTAATCCATACATGATGGGTGACAGACCTATCGTTGCATTCCCGTGGGATGTCGTTCCTAGCCGTTTCTGGGGCAGAGGGGTATGTGAGAAAGGGTATAACTCTCAAAAGGCGTTAGACGCAGAACTACGCGCCAGAATTGATGCTCTTGCATTGACTATACACCCTATGCTTGCAATGGACGCTACACGTATGCCTAGAGGTGCTAGACCAGAGGTACGCGCAGGTAAAGTTATCTTGACAAATGGTTCACCTAGTGAAGTCATACAGCCATTTAACTTTGGTAATGTTAGTCAAGTAACCTTCGGTCAAGCCGCTGAGTTACAAAAGATGGTACAGACAGCCACAGGTGCTATTGATTCAGCAGGTATCTCTGGTTCTATTAATGGTGACGCTACTGCCGCAGGTATATCTATGAGCCTTGGTGCTATCATCAAGCGTCATAAACGTACATTGATTAACTTCCAAGAGTCATTCCTGATTCCATTCGTAACTAAAGCCGCACACCGTTATATGCAGTTTAACCCTGAGAACTACCCTGTTGCGGACTACAAGTTCCATACTTCTAGCAGTCTAGGTATTATTGCTCGTGAGTATGAAGTTACACAGCTAGTACAGTTACTACAGACTATGCAACCAGACAGCCCTATGTACTCACAGTTGATTATGTCCATTGTAGACAACATGAACCTAGCTAATCGTGAAGAACTAGTTATGGCTTTACAACAAGCTAGTCAGCCTAATCCAGAAGCACAGCAAGCACAACAAGCGGCTCAACAAGCACAGTTGGCATTCCAAGCGTCACAGACTGCGGCACTACAAGGTCAAGCCACTGAGTCACAAGCTAGAGCGCAGAAACTTGCGGCAGAGGCTAGTGTTGTACCACAGGAACTTGAGATTGACCGCATCAAAGCAGTTACGGCTAATCTTAAAACAGGAGATGCTGATGACAAAGAGTTCCAGAAGCGTCTTAAAATATCAGAGCAGTTACTAAAAGAACGTGAAGTAGCTGTCAAAGAAAAAGGTAAACCTAATGATAACACAGTACCAGTTCAACAAGGCATTGGAGGAAGTCAACCAAGCCTTCTCGAAAACTCTGAAGAGGTTGGAGGAATTGGAAGTCGCGGTCCAAGACCTTAAGAAAACTAAAGAGGTAAAGCCGAATGCCAGTAAAAAAAGACCCAAGACTAGCTAGAGCAGGAGTTTCTGGCTATAACAAACCTAAGCGTACACCCAGTCATCCTACTAAGTCTCACGTAGTTGTGGCTAAAGAAGGTGACAAGATTAAGACTATACGCTTCGGTGAGCAGGGAGCAAGTACAGCGGGCAAACCTAAAGCAGGTGAATCCGCTAAGATGAAAGCTAAACGTAAGTCCTTTAAGGCTAGACACGCTAAGAATATTTCTAAAGGTAAAATGTCTGCGGCTTATTGGGCTGATAAAGTTAAATGGTAGGAGATAACTATGCCTAGAGGTACAGGAACATACGGAACACAAGTTGGCAGACCGCCAAAGAAAAAGAAGAAGAAACCTAAGAAATAGCTTGACATTCTTGGCAAAATGTGGTATAATATTCCTATAGTATACATTAAGTATATTATTTAAATTAACAATAAAGACTGTCCATTAAGGAGAAACAGTTTATGACAGATACAGAATTAGAAAAGTATTATCGTTCCTTTGAAGATATGTTCCGTTCAGATGGTTGGAAGAACTTATTAGAAGACCTTAGAGGAAGTGCTGATAATGTCAATTCAGTCGAAGCCTGTAAAGACGACAAAGACCTTTACTTCCGTAAGGGACAACTTGCAGTCATGGCTAGTATACTGAACCTAGAAGCACAGATAGAAACAGCTAAACAACAGCAACAAGACGAAGTAGACGTAGACTAATGAGGTTTATGTTTGACTTCAAATGTGACAACGGACATGTTAATGAGAAGTTTGTAGACTCAGAGACAGCTGAAGTACAGTGTCCAGATTGCGACTTAATAGCTAGAAAAATCGTTACACCTGTTACAATCAGTGGCGGAGACTCTTGGAAAGAAACACGGAAGTGGGCTAAGAATAGAGAGAAGCAGATTAAATATGAACGTAAGCATGGCGTAACTTTGTAACCGTAAGGACAACTCCTGACCATAGAACCCTTACATTTAATACACCTCCATAATGATATTAATCACGGAGTTTAATGATGGCAAGACTAATAGATGAGCGTCCAGAGGACGTAGAAGAGCAAGACATTAACACCCTAGAAGAGACTGTACAAGACCCTCAAGTAGAGGAAACTCATGAACAGACCGAACCAGAAGTACCTGAGAAGTATCAAGGAAAGACTACAGCCGAAATAGTAAGGATGCACCAAGAGGCTGAAAAACTCTTAGGTAAGCAAAGTTCTGAAGTAGGTGAACTTAGAAAGGTTGTCGATGACTACATCCAGACACAACTCACCGACCAAGAAACACAAGCAACAACCGCTGACGAAGAAATAGACTTTTTCTCAGACCCCGACAAGGCAGTCGAAAGAGCGATTAATAATCACCCTAAGATTAAAGAAGCTGAAGCAGTAACTAATCAGTATCGACAAACAACAGCAATGACTCAGTTGCAAAGCAAACACCCTGATATGCAGGGAATTTTGCAGGATGAGAAGTTTGCTGATTGGATTAAGGGTTCTAAGATTAGGACAAAACTCTTTGCACAGGCAGACCAACAGTATGATTATGATGCCGCTGACGAACTCTTTTCCTTATGGAAGGAACGTCAACAGGTAGTCGGTCAAACTGCCGCCTCTGAGAAGCAAGAGCGTAAGAAGACTGTTAAAGTCGCATCTACAGGTAATGCCCGTGGTAGTGGTGAACAGTCAGCTAAGAAGGTCTATAGACGCGCAGACATTATTAAACTTATGAGAACCGACCCAGAAAGGTATATGGCATTGTCCGATGAGATTATGCAAGCATATCAAGAAGGGAGGGTTAAACACTAATATTATTATTTAAGGAAGTATTATCATGGCTACATCAACATATCCCGCACAAGGCGGCACAGTAGACAACACTAGCGCGGCTACTTTTATCCCAGAAATCTGGAGTGACGAAGTCGTTGCCGCTTATCAGTCTAACCTTGTACTAGCACCACTAGTTAAGAAAATGGCAATGACTGGTAAGAAAGGCGACACTCTTCACATTCCTAAGCCTGTTCGTGGCACAGCTAACGCTAAAGCCGAAAACACCGCTGTAACTATTCAGAACGCTACTGAGGGTGAAGTACAAGTAACAATTAACAAGCACTTCGAGTACTCACGTTTAATCGAAGACATTACTGAAGCACAAGCACTTGCATCTCTTCGTCAGTTCTACACTGGTGACGCAGGTTACGCTCTAGCTAAACAAGTGGACACTGACTTGTTTGCTCTAGGTAAGTCTTTCGGTACTAACAATGCCGCTTATGAAGGTACAGGTTCTTACTTCATTGACGGAACTACCGGCTTGACTCAGTATGCTGATGACACTGCTAACGGTGCTGTTGACGTATTTACTGATGCAGGTTTCCGTGATTTGATTCAAAAAATGGATGATGCTGACGTACCTATGGACAATCGTTGTCTTGTAGTACCACCATCAGTTCGTAATGCAATCATGGGCATCACTCGTTACTCTTCAAGTGACTTCGTAGATGGTCGTGTTGTAAACAATGGTCAAATCGGTAACTTGTACGGTATTGACATCTTTGTTTCTTCTAACTGTCCTGTTATTGAAGCCGCGGGTGACAACACTGCAAGTGCTGTAGACCTTAAGCAAGCTATGTTGTTCCACAAAGACGCTATGGTTCTTGCCGAGCAACAAGGTGTTCGTTCACAGACTCAGTACAAGCAAGAGTTCTTAGGTTCTCTTTACACTGCTGATACTCTATACGGCACTGCGGTTCTTCGTCCAGATGCCGCTTTCAACCTAATGGTTGGCGCATAATAGTAGTACTTAAGGGGCTTCCATTCGGGAGTCCCTTTCCCTTTTCTTTTTTTAAACAACAATAGGAAACATCATGGCTATATTCAGAGGAACAGGTGGCTCAGTAAACAGCACTATTGTTGATGCCGTAACCGCCCAAGCAACTATTGCTACTACTAAAGCGGGAGAAGCAAGCACATCAGCTACCACAGCAACTACTAAAGCATCAGAAGCAAGTACATCAGCTACTACTGCATCTACTAAAGCTACTGAAGCCACATCTTCAGCTAATACAGCAAGCACAAAAGCTACAGAGGCTAACACAGCAAAGACTGGAGCAGAAACAGCACAGACTGCCGCAGAAGCCGCAAGAGATGCCGCTTTAGGTCATTCTAATACAGCGAACAGTTCAGCGGTACAGACCGTTGCAGGTTCAAATACACAAGTTGTCGGTGTTTATAATAACATCGCTAACGTAAATACCGTTGCAGGAGTTAACACAGACGTAACCACTGTAGCGGGTATATCTTCAGACGTAACTACCGTAGCCGCAGATGCTTCGGACATTGGTACAGTCTCTACAAATATTGCTAACGTAAACAACGTAGGCAACAACATTGCAAACGTCAACGCAGTACACAGTAACGCATCTAACATCAACACAGTTGTGCCTAAAATAGGTGCTATTGAAATAGTAGCCTTAAAACAAGCACAAGTACAAACCGTAAGTGATAATATAAATGACGTAACTACAGTAGCAGGTCTTGAGTCTAAGATGGATACTGTTATCGCAGACGCTAGTGACATTGGTGCTGTAGCGGGTAACATTGGTGACGTATCAACAGTTGCAAACATTAACTCAGACGTAGATACTGTTGCAGGTATTGCGGCTAAAGTAACTACCGTTGCAGACAATATTTCAGACGTACAGAATGCTAACACTAACGCCACTAACGCGGCTAGTAGTGCATCTAACGCATCCGCTAGTGCTACTTCAGCTAGTAACTCAGCTACCACAGCAACTACTAAAGCTACTGAAGCATCTAATAGTGCTACAGCGGCAAGCAACAGCGCAACCACGGCTACAGCTAAAGCTAGTCAAGCCGCAGGTTCAGCTACAACCGCAGGTACATCCGCAAGCACAGCTACTACAAAAGCTAGTGAAGCTAGTGCATCAGCTACAACAGCCACTACAAAGGCAGGAGAAGCCGCCTCTAGTGCTTCAGCCGCTAGTGGTGATGCTACTACAGCTACAACTAAAGCATCTGAGGCATCAGCTAGTGCCGCCTCAGCCGCTACGTCAGCTACTAATTCTTCTAATGCCGCAAGTACTTGGAATAACTTTTATAATTCATACTTAGGTACATCCGATGCTCCTCCTAGTGTAGACGTATTAGGTAACGCTATTGTTGCAGGTGCTTTGTACTATGACACAGGTGCAGGTAGTAACGCTGTAGGTCTGTATGTATACAACGGTTCTTCATGGGTATACTCTACTAACTACAACAACGTAACTGCTCCTTATAGTCTTTCTCAAGACTTAGCGACTAACGGTAACGATATTAGCTTTGGTGACGGTGATAAGGCTAAGTTTGGTGCAGGTGATGACCTACAGATTTACCATGATGGTTCTAATAGCCTTATTAAGGATATCGGTACTGGGGACTTAAAAGTTCAGGGCAACGGCTTAAAGCTACAAAACCCTAGCGGTGAAACTTTCATAAACTGCGTAAGTAGCGGTGCTGTTGCACTTAGGTATGATGACGTAACCAAACTAGCCACAACATCCACAGGTATAGACGTTACTGGGGCAGTCAATGTTCCAGATGTTCGGTCAGGTGGAACTCAATACTTTACACATACCACTGACGTTAGGTTTAGAAACACTAGCGGTAATGAACGCCTCCGTATAGACTCATCAGGTCGTGTAGGTATAGGTACTGCTAGTCCTGCAACAACTTTAGATGTCAACTCAGGAACAACCAACAAAGTAGCTACTTTTACAAGCACTGATGCAACTGCATTTATACAG